TTGCCCAGGCCGTAGTGTCCTTCGCAATCTGCAAAAGGTATACGGTGGTAATCCACAGACTGAGCACGTCTGACATGCGTTTGTTTTAAGGCAAACATCTGCTCCATAGCCTCTGCCTTTAGGTCCTTAGCATTCGGGCTGCCGAGCATCATTGCGTACTTGGCGGCAGTCTTGTAAGCAACCGCATCGGCGCTATCAAGGATAGGCACGTATGTAGCTGTTAAGTCCAGCGTAGCGCTGAAGAACTGAGGCAATGCGCACCAGTACCTCAAACGCAAATCTCGTTTCTCCGTGGAGCCCACCATCCATATACTGTCGTTTCTCCACTCCCATATCGCAAACACTGGCCCCTGTAGACACGATGGCAAACCAAATTGCGGTTGCTCCATTGGCACAAAGAGATTGGTGGTTCCGAACTGGCGTTCCCACACGCGCTCGACTGTGATTACATCGCTAGGCAGCAGGAGATTTCCGTTCATCTCTAGCCCATCGAAGTACCCACCAAAACTCAGGAACACTTGCACAGCAGGATCAGGTTGACCCAAACCATACCTGGGAGAATTCACAGGTGTCAAGCCTAGGATCGTGACGTTGTCCTTAATAAGACTCGGATTTCCAACGTTGCGAAGTTCCCTATACAACTCTCGGATGCTTGAGTTCAAAAAAGGTTGTCCGAAGGGCGAGATGACTGGGTCGTTTGTGAATATTTGCCCCTCTCCTGGGGTACCAGTGGCCCCTGCTTGACTATCGTTAATTATCCCTCGTACGAGATTCATTATAAGGTCTAAGGAGGGGTATGGCCCCAGATTGATTGTTGGGCTGCTCATTGGCGCACCTTTCTGCGATCTTTCTGCACAGCTCCAAAAATGTTTCATATGGAAGTGTTCTCTTCATATAATTCACTTCTGAGCAGCAAGGCACGCAGTTTTCTACTGTGTAGCCTTTAGTGTTGTCTAGACGATCTATGCCGTTGTGCACGTAGGTTTCACCTGATTTTACTGTGGTGGCGGCAAAGGGAAGTGCCCCCGTGTAATGACAAGGGGATGATGTAAGCACCCTAAACTGTTCGTCTGTCAGTTCCCAAACATAACCTCTTCGTTTTGCATCAGATTTGCTTTGCAATAAGTACCTGCGAAATGCCGACCCAGTCTTAAACAGTTTAGACCGACTTTCTAGGGTCTTTTTGTACTCCTTAAGTAGGCACCCACAGCTTCTCACTCGGTTATCCTTAGTCAAACTTGGTCCTGCTATGGTCTTCTCCTTGCCACACTCACACCTGACCAAATACCATCGCACAGTTGCTTTTTGCCTTTTCCATTGACGCTCTTCAGTCTCTGCTAAGCCAACTACTGTGAGTTTGCCAAATTTACTTCCAGTCAAATCCTTGAATGTTCCTTTTCTCATGTGTTCCTCCCTTAGATAGGTTGCCCGGGGAGGAATCTAAGGTTCCTCCCCGAGACGGCTACTGGGTAATTAATCCAGCAGAAAAAACAAAAGCCCTGCAGAGGTGTTCGCTCTGCAGGACTTTGGGTAAAATCATGGGAGAATAGTGAAGCCCTGTTTTTCAACCGGACTCAGGGCGGTTTATGTAACCGGCTCTTTCTCCTCCCAAGGCTATGGTACTAAACTTGTTCTGTTGGAATACTCGGTGTAGTTGGCGGAACCTTGACTGGCTCTTTAGGAGCAAACTCAGCCCTTTCTGTAGCATCATACGCCTGCGCTCTTGTGCGCACACCTGCTGAAATCGCCCGGTTCCAGTTTCTGATGCACATTCCTCCGTCTTCTGTCTTATGAAAAGCCGAGCCTGCTTTGACACGCTCCCCGCAATTCTCACAGTTTTCTTGCTTAATGCGTTTTCCATGCCACGAAAAAGTTTCTCCGAAGTGATCCGCTGCAAAGTGATGGGCGGGGGTCAGCTTCTCTTGCAGGTCCTTAGGGTTGGATGACTCAATGGCCCTAGCTTCCTCAAGCAATGCTGTGTAGCCTGCGTCCATACGGGCATTGGCCCGCTCTAACTCTTCCGGCTGAGGCTCCTCGAACTTCCCTGTGGCGTTGCCGTTCAAATCCTTGCTGGCCCCTGGGCCGTTGAGGCTCCAGAAAACTCCGAAGGCGGCCAAGTTCATGTGCTTAGAGTGCACATTGAGTTTGTCGATGACGGCGTCCTGGTTGATGCCCCAGTTGTCGGGGTTGACAATGTCCATGGCAATGCGCCGGGTGTCCGTGGCATCAAATGCCATCTCGCTTGAGTCTGTGCTCGACTTCGGGGTCACCAGCGGCGACGGAAGGCGAGTTGCCAAGATGAAAGGCTTCGGGTTCCCACGCTCATCCAGGTTCCACTTGGAACGGATGCCGGGGATCAGAAGTCGATCAAAGTTGGGCGGGCGAGAAACAACGTGATCCTGCTCCGAAATGTTGTAGATGTACACATAAAAATCGGGGTGTCGGTTAAGCAGGTAGTTGTTCGCAGTAAAGTTACACTGCGCATCGATTGCTGCCGCTCTGTTCTTGGCATCGCTGAGCATCTTGTTCGGGGTTGACACGCTTGCTTGAATTTCCATTGTCTGAGTTACCTTTCAGCCGGGTTGCGGCTTTTGCGTTCATTGTGGTACTTGCGTAGAGATTCGCCCTTCTTACGCTTTTGCTCTTCTGACTGCTTCTTGCCTAGGTGGGAAGCCCTGAGGTTGGCGATGTGCTCCTCCGAAAACTTAATGCCTTTACGTCCCTTGCTTATGTTGGCACTATGTTCCTCGGATTTGGGTTTTCCTTTACTGGACGAACTTTGCTTCCTCTTAACTTCCTCTGGCGTAGTTTTACCCAGATGAGAGAGGCTCATCTTTACTCTGGTCTCTAATGACGGCAGGCCGCCATATCCTCCCTCGGTAAGGTTGTATCCCTTGGGTACCAGGGAATCGAATACGTGAATGAACAGTATCTCTAGGAAGTTCGCGGTGTCCCTGTTCTCACAGGAAACTACCTCTTCCATAGAAAAATTTTCTACTCCGTATTTTCGTAGGGCTTTGTGCACACAGGAGTCTCCACCATGCGTGGCAGCAGATAGGTGCTTTACCCATCTACCCTTTAAGGTGTGATAAGTTTGCCCTATGTACACTTTCCCGTTCACCAAGTTTGTAATCTTGTAGATTATCATACGGTTGGGTTTTCTGAGTAACTGCTAAGACCCCTGCCTAGAGCCTTGACGTTAGTCATCATCCGCCCCCAGTTTCGGGTCATTTGTTCTATACGCTTGTCCACAAGGGATGTTCTGCAGCCCTGCTTACCGTACGACACTGCATTACCATGGAAGGGCAGAGCATTAGACCGCATACGGTCCTCTATTTGAGCAAGGTCCGTAGCTTTCTCTCGTTCTTCCAGTTCCTTAAGGGTTGCCATGGTCTTTTCTCTGCTAATGTCCTTAGCGTCCATGATGATAGGCACTATAGTCCTTAGCAAAAGACTGGATAAAGGCATCGCCTCGAAATGCAAAGCATTACCCCTCTTCTCGGTCCAGCGAAGAGAGTATAGCAAACGGTAGCGTCCGGTGTACGGAAATTCCCCGAGGGTCTGTAGCCCCGTCTCGTCGTCATAGTTCGTCAGGTAGTATCCCTCCGGCGTAGAGTATTCCTCTGGACTTTGCCACTGTAATAGGCACCAGCAAGGAACACCGGAGCCCACCAGTAAGTCTCTATACCCAACAAAACTGGGAAGCCCCTCTACATGCCATGCTCCACCTGCTCGATAGAGACACTCTTCTTGACCACCTTGGCCCCAGACGAGGCGAAAATTTGGTGTGTCGTATCTAGAAAATCCACCTATCTCGTTCAGCCTGTCTTGGAACTCTTCTGGGCACTCATACTGTTCGTACTTTGCGGTATCACTGGCCACTCTGTGCCTCCTGCTTGGCTTTCTCCTCGGCTTGAATCTTAGCACTCAAAGCCTGTACCTCGGAGGTTTTCTTAGCCACGTACGCTTCTAGTTCCCCTGGGGTCACTCCCATCTTCTCGCAAAGTAGGTTTACTACGATATGAGCAGTGTCGGAGCGGTTGCTCAGAACATTGTCATTCAAAGCCAACTCGTTCACGATTTTCATCACTTCACGCCGCGTTGGCGGACTGTCCCAATATTTATCGAAGGGGGCTTTGATGGGTGAGTTTGCATCAAGGATTAGGCTAGACATTGGTCTCCTCTATGGGGGTCTCTATGCCCCTAATGTCTGCGACACGCACAATGCGTATGCCTTCCTCATCAGGCACATAGTTGATACCCAAAGAATCACACAGCAGTTTGACTTTCTCCTCTGACATTTTGAATGTCTCACTGTTGTACGAGCCGTAACTAACTCGGTCACCTGGGCGAACAATGTCCTTCAGGGTGACTTTTACACCACCCTGCACAACGAAGTCTCCCACAGCCAGTACAATGCCCACCGTCTGATGCTCACGGTATTTGGCTGGCACGATGAACCCTGTACGCTTATCCCGCAGACTACCGTCAGTCAGTTCTTCCATGTTCTCATCAATGGTTGTACGTTTGACCAGTACTCGGTCCATAACGGGCCTGAACGGGGCGTACTTCTTGGCAGGAAACTTGAGAGGCGCAACTTCCACCTTAGCCGCCTCTGGGATTCTTCGGTCTGTAACAGTAAAGCCTAATTTCAAAGCATCAGCCTTGTCCTGCTCTACTTCCTCTAGGACCGCCACCGCCGTTAGGTCAGGCACCTTGTTGCCATCTTCTCGTGATTTCTTGTACTGCTCTACTTGGGCTTCGGAGAGACCGTACTTTTCTGCCACCTCGGTGGGCCTGAAAATTAGGTCATTCTCAAAATCCGATAGTCCTGCCTGAGTAGAAAACTGTGCGCTCGTTGCGCCACTTGCTAGTTTGTCTCCTGTGCTATGCTGAGTCATTTGTGTTCTCCTGAGTCTGAATTTTTAGTACTTACGTTCCAAAACTGGATGCAAAGTATTGATGATCTGGTAGTACTCGGACGCTGCATGCAACTCTGGGGTTAGCTTTGACTTGAAGCCCATATAGGCTTCCTCCAAGATTCCTTTGTACCATCCCTCCATGCGGCGGTAAGCCGCCACAATATCCGCTTCTGCTGGGGGGATTGCTAAGGGACCAGAACACTCCCTTTGTGCCCAAGTTCTGTCCCCGACTGGGCAACCGTGGTCAATGCCGGGTCGTTATTCGCCCACCAAATGAACGTATGCGTGTCCAACAGAGCCTTCACATATTTCTACGCGATGCGTTATTTTTTAAATTCAAACGGCGCATCAAAATCAGGGGCAACGTGCAATACGTAGCCCTTCCCAAGCCCCGCGATCCGTGGTAACGGATGGGGCGGCGGCTGTGTAGATGGAAGCAAGATATCAATCGTGCTTGCCGCATTCAGGACTTGGCTCATACTGATTTCCACAATCCCGCTATCATCTATGTAGATACCGATGTTTTGCATTGTCATTTTCTCCAGTGATTTCGCCGTATCTGTAGTCATGCTGGGGTCTCCTGAGTCGGAAGTCTGTGGTACGTGCCGATTTTCTGGAGTTGCAGGGTTGGCACAGGGGCTGAATGTTCTCTATGTTGCTGCTTCCACCCTTCACTACGGGGATGACATGGTCAGGTACTAGCACCCTGCGCTTATTGCAGCACAGGCACCGATTGCCGTACTTCTTGCGGAGTTCCAGCCATTCCTGTTCTGTGTACGACCCACCTGCCTGAGTCTTCCTTGTGCGGCGAGTGTGAATCTGAATTTTGGCACGCTCGGGGTTTTCCTTGCGCCAGTTGCTTAGGCGTTCTCGGTACTCCTCGGGGTGCGCTTGGTAGTACTCGGCGTTGTACTTCGCCAGTTCTTCCGCATGCGTTAAGCGGTACTGAGCGTTGTACGCCGTTACTTCTGCTTTGTGCGTCTTCTTGTACGCTAGATTGTGCGCCCTAGCTCTCCTTGGGTGCGCTTTCTTCCATGCCGCTATGCGTGCGTTGTACGCGGCTCGGTCTTTGTTGCGGTATCGTGCATCTGCTGCTTTTCGGTCAAACATGCTTTATTCTCCTCTGCAAAGGAATTGGAACAGGAGCCTGTTGCAGCAGGCCCCCATTCTCTAGAGTAACACACCCGTCGTTGTGGTACAAGAACAAACTGTGAAACCCGTCTAAGTCCTTTAGAATCTAGACGGTAGGAACTGCCGCGTTCTGCACATAAAGGCCAGCGCGAGGCGCACTGTTTGCCAAATTGAAGCAACAATTGTAGGCAAACATGTGACTGGTCAAGTACGAACCAGCCGCTCCCTGCGAGGCATCGGGCACAGGTGCCACGACATTTCCCCCGCCGAAGTCGTAAAGTTCCAGTGCGGACAACTCCCCGATGTACCAGTGATCCATTACGAGGAGATCCATGCGGTTCGGCACCGATGTCCACGACTTGTGATACTTTCGTCCACCGAAAGTCTCACTGAAGTACTTCTTGGACATATCCAGGGTCTTATCCCCTTGAATGTCCTGAGCATTCGCAATCTGAACGTTGTACATCAAGTTCGACTGCGCGAATGCCTGCTCAGGCGGGCCGTACCAAATGCCAGACTTGATGGAGTCCGCATCGGGTCCGAGAGCGCGACCGAGCAACACTTCTGCACGCTGTGCGAGTCCAGGCGTGATGGCAGCTCCGCCCAAGTTAATGGTCGGGGTGCTCAAACGTCCAGGGTACGCATTGCGGTTCAACCCACCGATGGTGCCGGTGTTGCTGTTCACATCCCATGCTCGGATACCGAGGATGGTGTTGCCCGCACCGTATGTCGCTCCCGACACAACGATGTAGTCAGTCACAACCACGTCCGAAGGAAGCGGGGTGCTGAAGAACAGCGTGTTGCTAGGACCGTCAGAGTACGAGATCGTGGCCGAGGTGCGACCACCGACACGCTGAACTCCGCCAGTGCTATAAAACTGCACGACCTGTTGGTCGGTGAACGCCACGGCAACGTTGACGCCCGTGATGCTGGCGGTCTGCGCTGCGGGGGTTCCGCCGTTCAACACGATCACTGCGGTGGTCGGAATCTGGTCAATCATGCCAGAGCCGTCACCGTTGATGAGCCCTTCAATGCCCTGCATTGCGGCATCCAGAGAGTTCTTCATTTCCTGCGCCTTACATTATGTTACGCAAATTACGTACACATGTACGCAAAATGGGTACAACATTTCGGTTGTACTCTGCACATCACTGTGCAGGTCGGACTATATCATCACCTTGCGGTGCCTGACGTGTAGTCTCTACGGGTTTAGGTAAAGGGTCTGCCGGAAAGATTCCGTTTAGACGCATCATTTCTCGTCTCAACTCGTCTCGCTTAGCATTCACTTCGGGACCCAGTGCCGTACCTATACGCTCTGCTTGGTAAGTCTTGCAGAACTCTAAGGCAACCAGCGCCTGTTTCCTTTTCACAATGAGATAAGGCAGAATTCCTAACGTAAATGCCTCTATGTCCTCATGGCTTGTTCTGAACCATGCGTACCTAGTTTTATACTTTGGGTTCCGGTTCTCGTTGCTTCCTGTGAGAACTTTGCCCCCAAAAGTCTTGGCTATCCAATCCATCACCTCTTTATTGGTGTTGGATACGGAAACCATGCATTTGTAGGTTATGTACTTCTGCTTACTTCCGTCCCGTTTCCTTTGAACAGAGAAGGTTTTGACGATAGAGAAGGAACCCTCTCCATCCATGAAACCTGCTAAGTACGAAAACTTCGACTGTTTTGTCATCCTATCTTCCCTCGGGATTGTCTGATTTACCACTAACCTCAGTATATCAGGGTTTCCCCGATTTAGTCAAGTTTTGCTGTTTTTATTACTTGCCTGCAGCAGCCGCTAAGGTTTTAACGGCAAACAGGCCCTTCTGCTTGCTATCGGTGGAGGCTTGTGCCAACCACGAGATTTCGCAAACGTTGAAGAGGTAGACCGGGGCGATGGCGAAAGACGCCCACTGCGAACCCGTTCCACGACCCATGGAATCTGCGTTTCCAGTTCCTTGGGCGATTGCCGCACCTGCCTGCACCCTGAAAGGCACACGGAAGGACGGTCTCTGGGCGCCACCAGCGTTAGACTGGTTGGACACAGGGATGTTGGTCAAATTTGTTACTCGTACAGTGTACGGGGAGTAGTCATTTCTGCTACACTCTGCATGTTTTGTTCCATGCAGTTCAGACTATTGCATCTCTGCTCATACCAGAGTTCTCTCGCTTAGTCGTTCACGGTGGTTTAGAAACTACTACTTTTTCTAAATCTTCCGCCTCGTTGGCGTTTCAGCGTTCGAGTCAATCAGAGAGAATTTAACGAAGCCCCAACCAATGGTTAAGCTTCGGCTTTGAATAGGGAATAGGCCGTGGTCCCGTGAAACACGAGATCAGGAATTTCCTTAGCAACATTTTACTCAAAGTTTATTGGTGCCCTTGCTAGTTTTTAGGCATCAAGCTCCACTGCTTCTACAGCAGCTTCTACTAAAGGCATTACTTTGTTTCCTTAAATGAATTTTTCGTCACGCTCTGAGTAAGCGTACGCACGAAATGCGCGTCTGAGATTCTTGTTATTTCTTGCCACGTCTTTATGTGCGAGCTTCACGGTTTAGGAGGCTCGTATCTCCACCGCACACTTGGATAGTGATTAGATCAATGTGATTCTAAAGTCTGTGCACTTATCGTGCTTCTTTGCGTTACAACTGCGGCATAAAGGTTGGATGTTATGCAGCCAACTTGTGCCTCCCTTGCATACTGGGATTACGTGGTCGGCCTCCAACGGCTTCCTTTTACCGCAGCACAAACACTTGAATCCCACAGCGAAGCAAAGAGTGAACCACTCTTCTTCAGTGAAGTAGCCGCCTGCTTGGGATTTCTTAGTCCTACGTTTATTGGTGTAAGATTTGGCTTTTATAGGGTTGTCCCTAAACCATTGCAAATTTCTTTCCGCCTTCGCTTCCTTATTGCGCTCGTTGTAAGCGGCCAGTTTGCCTGGGTTTTCCTCTCTCCACGCCTTGGACTGGGCAGCGCGTTTGGTGCTGAACTTCTTGCGGTGCCTAGCATCTTTGGCTTTAACCTTTTCTGGGTTTCTTTTCTCCCAGTCTAGGATTCTTGCCGCGCATAGTTTGGGGAATTGCGCCCTGTACCAAGCGGCGTACGCGTCAGCATCTGCTTTGTTCTTGTACGGCATCTTTCCTCCTCTAAAGGTTTCGCGGGAGCCAGTTAGAGGCTGGCTCCCACTACTTAATCATATCGGATCAGGATATGAATGTCAAGCGGGGCGTATTCCATACAGTTGTGCATTGTCTGCGCTGGATGGAGCCCTGAATTTCTTACGCAACGAACAGTGTTTCTGTGTTTGCTACGTATTTCCTGAATAGTTCGATCAGCGCATTCTCACTGTCGTAACCTGGACTTAACTTGCGTTCTTCCGCAATAGTCAAGTCACTCAGAAAACCATCAGCCATACCGTTCGCATATTCCCGAACAATAGAGTTTCGAGTTTGCATTGGTTTTCCCCTTTCTTTGGATTTTGTAGCCTAAAACTTCTTACAGCGTCTGTGTCGTTGCGGCGACATCTTGCGCCTGCACGTTCACAGTGATACCAGAGCCTTGAAGCTGCACAGTAATGACTGCGCTCGGCCCAGTACCAGAGATGCCCGTAACGAATGCGGCGATGGTCGCTTGGTCATTCAAATTTATAGGTTTGCCGTCGCGAGTTGAAGCATAAGATGCTGCGGGATTGGACATTGTAGTTCCTTTCTGCAGCTTCTATAGGCTACTGCTGGGCCTCAAACTTGCTTTCTTGAAAATCTCTTCAGTCTTTCCATCTGCCTAACCACTTCATCGGGGTCATCCCCAAGGAGTCCCAGAGCCTTATTATGCTTGTGGCACAGCAGGGACCTGAAGCAATTAGGGCAACCATAAGAGGGCTTGTGATTGCACCCTTCCTTATTGTGTACGTGGTCTATGCAGGGGATGTTATCTTCTGAGAACAGAATGTCGCAAATGGCGCATCTGTACCCCTGGTTATTCAACTGCACATCGTACAAGGTACGGGATAGGGAGTGCTGAGCTAGGCGCTCTGTCAACTGGCACTCTGAGCAGCGACTTAGTGAGGGGCGGTTACAACTCCTGCAAACTCCTCTGGCCTTTCTTTTGGCTCTACTCTTGGCCCTACTTCTAGCTTTTGCTGCGTTTCTTTCTTCTTGGGTGTTGTACGGCATTGTTCCTCCTATTAAGGTCGAGAAGGGCGGTGTAATAGGCACCGCCCGACTCTTTCGCAGGATTATAAGTTCTGCGATAATTCTCTAACGACGCCACGTCACGAACTTCCCACTTCCCTTGAGGAACCCCTTGCCGCCGATGTACAGCAGTTGGGCGTCTTCTTTTCCGTTGATGTCCCTGTGATCCATCTGTAAATTATCCCACGAAGGCTTCTGCGGAACATACACAGGCTTTCCTGTGGCGATAGACTGAGCGGTGACCTTGGCCGCTGTGGCCTTTGTGGTTGCGGCGGCGGCTACCCTAGAGACAGCAGTTCCGCCTTTCGCATAACCAGGATACATGGTCTGCACGGCTCGGCGCACAATACCTTCCGAAATGGAGTCCACTTTCTGTCTGTGGTATTCCAGAAGTTTCGCCTTGTCGGGACTCTTGGCTCCCCACAGGCCAGCCATCTGTGCCTGATAGTTCTTGTCGGCCTTCAGCGTATCCCACAGGGAATTCTGAATCTCACGAGCCAGAGGCTGCAGAGAATCACGGCTGAACTCCTTGAAGTACGGCGTCTTCAAGAACATCTTCAGGTGGCTGCCCAGCGTACGGTTGTCACCGCTCTGGGATTCCTTGGCCACACTGTTCTTGAACTCAGTGGTTTGGTTGGTCTTGAATGTCTCTTGCTCCTTGAGGAACGTCTTGCGGTCCTCTTCCAACTTGAGACGGTCAGGATTCACTGCATCGGTCTTGGCCTTCTCGGCGGTGCTCAGCAGTCCCTTGTACCAAGCAGTGGCTCCCTCAACGATGTCCTTGGCTCGTGCTAAACTAGCGGCGTCACCCTTAGCAAGCAGCGGGGCTAGAGCATCGAACACCTGGGGAACTTCTGCACTTTGCAGGCCCGACAGGAAGTGCGGGGCAATTGCTGCGGCGTACCCTGCGGGGTCATTGACCTTGACTGCGTCCAGGAACGACGGGGCAATCTTGCCGAGTGCGTCTAACTTTCCCTGGCCTTTTAGGTCCTCAACGATCTGAGCCGTGAGTTGCGCATCGCCTGCATAGAGCAATGTATCCGAGGCTTCAATAGCAGCCACGGTATCACGCATCTTCTCGAAGCCTTCGTGCCCACCGACCGTTTCGATGAACTCCTTGGCTTCCTTCATTTCATCTACGCCCTTGGGGAACACAGCCTTGGCGGCGTTCCACCGTTCAAATGCTCCGTGCAGTTCTTTGACTACCCCAGCATTCTTCGGGTCAGCGTCCCGCCACGATTTCAGTGCTTGGCGTACGTTTTGAGGTGTAGACTTTGTTTCGAGAGGGTCCGCTGCTGGTTTCTCTTTGGGCGTACCATCGGCGTTGAGTTCAGCCCCTGCTTCGGGTTCCGCTGCAGGTTCTGTACCTGCTGCAGGTTCCGCTGCTGGGGTTTCAACTACTGGTTCGGCTGCCGCTGCTGGTTCCGCTGTTGCTGCTGCTGAGTCTAGTGCTGCAAAGTCCAATACCGAATCTGCCATATTACTTGAGTCCTTTCAGAGTCTGAGTTACTTCTTGGCACATCTTCAGGAAATCTGAGTATGCCATGGTTCGTTTTGCATAGTTTACGTCTGAACAACAGGGCACACAGTTTTCTACTGTGTAGCCTTTAGTGTTGTCTAGGCGGTCTATGCCATTGTACGGTGAAGGCGGTCTTCCTGTGTAATAGCAGGGAGATTCTACCAACGTCTTGAACTGGTCCAAAGTTAAGGAGAACTCAATGTCTCTTACCCTAGCCCCTTGTTTATACTGCCTAAAGAGTTTCTTTAATGGCGCATCAGGCACCCGTAATATACATCCACAACTCTTAGTGCTTATCCCTAAATTATGAGAACGCACTATAGTGGGATTGCCACAGGTGCATATACAATTCCACTTAGGCCCACTTCTTGTGTTTTCTGCTCTAGATACAACAGTCAACCTTCCAAACACCAAACCTGTGAAATCCTTAGCTTTTAGCCTTTTGTCCTCTACTACAGGTTTGTAGTGCGCCCTTTTCCACTCTCTTTGATATTTTTTTCTAGCTTCCGTTTCCATTTGTTCCTCTCTATAAGGTCGAGCGGGGAGGTGTATAGAGCACCTCCCTACTCTAGCCCAGGGTTCGAGGCCCTGAGATATTACTGTTGTTTCAATGCTTCGGGAATGGATTTTTTCTGTACAGCCATGTTTACCTGATTTGCATCATGCTGCGCAAAATCCTGCATCGTTGCATTTATTCCGAGTTTTTTTAGCGCCTGAATCGCTGGCCCCGGTGGTAGCTTATCAATTGCTGCCGATAAACTTTCACTGGGCGGCTTTTCCGGTGGAGCATTCTGTGCTGCCAACATCTTAGCTACTGCCATGTGCTCACTTCGGTGGAGTCTCACGTTCTCGAAGGCGGCACGCTGTTTCGGCGTACCGTTGTGGAACTTGACGCCCTCAGTGGAGTTGAGCCACTCGAAGCACCACCCAGCTTCCGCTATGTGGTTCTCGGAGTCATCCTGGGCTACAGTGACCGTTGATACTTGCGGCGGCAACTTCTGAGCCTGCTGCTGAAGTTGCTGTAGTTTTTGCTGTGCCTCGGGCGGGATCGGTTGCCCGGTTTGCTGGGTTTGCTGTTGCATCCCCTGCGTAACCTGTGCAACCGTCTGGTTCATCTTGGTTACTTGCGGGTTATCCGTAGGAGCACCACGCAGAAGAATTTCCATCTCCATCTTCTGCTTAGCCACGCTAGATGCACCCGGTACTTTGAAGTCCTTCATACGCAAAGCGTCTGCTAGGGGCTCCAGGTTAGCCGGTGAGAACAAGAACTCCTGAAGTTTGGGGTTCGTGCTGCTGGCATCCACCATTATCATCAGCTTCTGCTCCCGCTGTGCCCAGCTTTCTGGGAACGCTGTGTCAGACTCTGTGTAGCAAGTGATGTTGCCTGCCAAGTTGGCGGTGTTCACAGAAACGTTGCCGATCTTCTTGCCTAGGTTCTGTGTAATCGTCTTGCCATCTCGGCACTCTTTGGCACAATCTACAGCCTGCCCGCAGGCTTCTGCGAACAGTACTTGAATGTTGTTCCATGGACACCCGACACGCTGCAGGGCTTGGTCTCGCTGAATAGCGATACCGCCCACAGTTTCGGTGTTGGTAGCTGCTCCGAACAACGACGGCAACGCTCCCGAGATTTCCTCGGACAATGCCGTGATGAACCACTTGATGAAGTCTGGTAGGGACGCCTGCGGTTGCGGCGTGTCCTCGACCATCATGTATTGGTCCTTCGTTGTCAGCCCAGGTTGCGGCAGAAATGGTCCGCTGCTTCCTGGTACGTTGGTTTGTTTCTTCAGAGCCTCCACGTCAAATGCTTCGGAGTTGTACCACTTCTTAGGTACAGTACGCTTGAAGAAATCATCCAGAAGATCAACCCAATCGTTGATACGCTTCTGAATAGCAATCAAGGACGTACCCAGTGCTCTACGATTTTGTCCCTTGCCAGATAGGGCGTGCCCTATGGCAAGGTGCTTGTCCATGCTCTCATTGCGAGTGAAGGCGTACTCAGCTCCAGCCTTGGCGAGTAAGCACCCGTTAGGGAACTTCTCAAATAGCTCGGCTCGGGCTTCATCGCCCACGCTTTCATCCATGAAGTAGGACGGACGGAACCACGAGAACCTGACGGTGGTGTGCCGGTTCAGTGAATCCCCTGTAACGAACGCACCAAGGACTGCTTGGCGAGTGTTCTCACGGGCGATGCGGTCCAGTTGTGTATTGGCGTCTCCTGTTCCTGGTCTGATCTTGCTGGCAATCCACGGGAACATTGCCTTGACTGTGGAAACATCATAGTCAAAGTTCAGTTGCACAAAGTGCATGTTCTCGACTTTGTCCACGGAGATCGGAAGTTTGTGATCCAACTTGCCGTGAGCAGTGGTTATCTCTTGCCCAAGCGGTTTTCCTGTAGATGGGGTCTCGGCGGATTCCTCTGCAGAGCCAAGTAGCTCCTCGGCGTCTACTCCTTCACCTTCGGACTCCTCCTCTGCCGGTGCCTTCACGGCATCAATTACGTCATCCAGTCCTTCTTGGCCTGTTGAGGGCTCAAGCGGCGGTGGGTTGAGTCTGTCTTGCGGTACTGTTGGAGCCGGGTCGTTGTCTTGCTCGAAGCCATACTTCTGCCCGTTCAGTTCGTAGCGGGTCCACAAAAGCACTCGGTCTTCGTTGTAGAAAATTCTGGAGCAGTCCACGAGCAGGGCATGCAAATTGTTGTTGCGTGCCCAAATCAACTTGAACCTGTCCGCTTCCTCGGC